GGACATCATATTGGTTGGCGCACCAACACATAGTGTATTATGTTTTATTACATAGACTCCCGAACCCCGACCCGATTTATCCCGAACCCGAACCCGAACCCGAAGCAAAAAAAATGCCTCCCGAAGGAGGCATTTCACTGGAGTAACCAATTCTATTCGTCATCCTCCTCATCGGTAAAGAATTCGATCTCAATTTTTTTAATTCGATTATCCTCATAGTATGCATAAACGGGGTATGATCCGTCACCATATCCACTAGAAAAAGAAACTCCTCGTCCATTTCCGAGTTCGCCTCCTTGATTTAGTGAATAACAAGTTACTGAACATGATCCATTATATGAGTAACTTGTATCGGCAAGTTCTTCATCTTCAAGTTTAACAAATAGACCCTCTTTAATTAGGGTATTCATATTCTTATTATAACCTTCAATCATGTCCTCCTCATAATTAAAAAAATCATCGGGATGAACAACAATTTTTTTATTGTCCCTAACATTCATATATTTTGTTTTAGGATTAAAATCATTGTTATGAAAGTTACTTAAGTAACAAGGATCAGTCACCATTAACTGACCACTATCTACATTTACATGACCTAATAAAGTTCTATGCATTGTCTTATACTCCATGTTGTTATTGTCATATGTAGTATACCAAAATTTACAGGTATTACAAATTTATTTTGAAATTATTTTGCATCGTGCTGCACGAAAAATTTTGTCGTCCTGGTTCCAGGTGCAAGGCCTTGTTAGTAGTTTGTTGGGTTTTTTTATTATATTATATGTAGTTATTGTTTCTTATACCCCGAACCCCGAACCCGAATAGCTCCCGAACCCCGAACCCCGAACCCGAAATAAAATTTTAAGTTTGCATAATATCCGAAATAGTAATATACTACATAGGACAATTACATTGGAGTATTAAAAATGCTTACTACAACTATATATAAAAAAAATATTCATGATCTAAATGAATATAAATTTCAAATATTAAAAAACAGTACTAA